AATATTGTTTACCTGTAAAGTCTCTGTCTTTATACTCTTCACTCAAAAATCTAATATCAATAGTCTGAGTCTTGATCATGTTCAGAAGATCATCCTCTGTCTCATACACAAGAATCTCATCCACATATTTACAACCCTGCAACTGAACATACCTCTCATACACACTCTGTGTGGGTTTGTTCTTGATACCAGGTCTGTCAATGGTTGGGTCTACCTGTAGAGCTACAACCAGCCAGTCACACAATTCCCTTTCCATCTTCAACATAGTCACATGACCTGCATGAAACAAGTCAAAGGAACTACAATTAAATCCTATCTTCATTACAAGAATACCACTATTGTATCTATGATATAAAAAAAGGAGATCTTTGTCAAGACCTCCACGCTAGGGTATACATGCCGCGCCACTTGCTCTTTAGAGAAGCAAGAAACTCTTTGGGATTGACTCCACCAGTTCTGTTACAGTCCATCCGTGACTACTACTTATAGAGAACCCTTAGAAAGTTTTTCAATATTAAGTCCAGGATTCATCTTAAGAATTCTGATCAGTTCATCTACTCTAGCATCTCCACCTGTAGGTGCAGCAGCGGGAGCAGAATGCTTAGCATCACATGCTTCCTTAAGTGCTTTGACTTCAGCTTCTAGAGCCTTCAGTCTGGTCTCAACTTCATTGTCATACTGGGACATATAAGCACCAGATGCAGATACCTTTCTCGTTGCCATAGTTTTCAAGTAATTCTACTTTATTTAGAAGTCACATCTTATATTGAAGGAAATAGTACACCTATCATCCTCCACAGGATTAACATAATGTAAAAGATTGGAGGGAAAGATGATGACTGTTCCTTCTTTGATATCATCCATATCTTTAGTATGGACTTGGTTATCTAATATACCATAGTTATTATGAATGAAGGAAGTTTTGTTATCTCCCTTCTGATCAATAATATAAATGCCAGAGAAGATATTTCTAGCATTCCCTACATGATCATGAACTTCTTGAAATTCACCATACTTATATAAGTTTGTCCAGATCTCTCTAACAAAACTACGTACAGGATATTGGTAAAGATCAACTTTTTCAAGCATTTGATCTAATGGGTTCCATATTACAGAGTTTTGGAAGTAATCATCCCACAAAAAATCAACCACACTGTTGAAAGTTGTTTTGACTTTACAGTTCCACCCCCCTACATTAGAGTGTTTGTTTTCTTCAAATAACCTAAGGATTCTTTCATAATATTTGTCTTTTATATCTTGATGATTTATTAGATCACAGTAAAATATAAAAGGTGCTCTAAGATTTACTAATGACATATTTCACATAAGATGATATAACATCAATGTTCATACCACCTCAGTCCTTTCAAGATCTTCGGCCAGACAATCAATGAGAATATCATAATCGTCTAGAGGATCACCAGAAAAAGTAACACCGTCGTTCTCATAAAACTTACGGACCTTTTTGAAAAGTTTTGGATTCTTTACGTCGAGGAAGAAGTCTCCTTTTACTGCTGAACGGAGAGTCGTGATGTCCTTTTTAAACTTAGAATTGATAGTCATTGTCTTTCGTATTGACCTTAGTAGTATAAGGGATTTGACCTTGATAGTCAAGTGGACAGTCATACAACCGTCCGATGGGAGACGCGGGGATCGAACCCGCCTCCGCCGAATTATGAGTTCGGTGCATTCACCAGATTGCTAGTCTCCCAAGAGATTAGCATCCCTCGTCATGGTTTGTATACATCTTGTATAGGTCGTCATCTGTGGACATTATAACACAGGCATTTCCATTCTCATTTACGATACCTAGGTGTTCCCCTTTCTCTACTCTCTCGATCAGTTCATCCCAATTGTCTTGAAATTCTTTCACTGTGAAGATTTCCATAATTAAAAAATATTTAGTGAGGGATTGATTACCCAATCGAGAAGACAGGACTTGAACCTGCGACCACTCGCTCCCAAAGCGAGAGCTCTACCAAACTGAGCTACTTCTCGTACTTTCCTTATCACCATAATCCTACCACAATCAATAGACCTTGTGCATAGAAGAACAGTAGAATTGAACCTATACAAAAACTAATGAGTGTAGCAGTCTTGTTATGTTTGTCAATGGCCTTATCAATCATCTCCCGACACTGTTTCTCTGTAAGATAGTGTTCAGGTTTAATCTCATCAAGTCTATGTGACATAATAATTATACTATAGTAAATGAATATGTCAAGTGTATGTATCACCTCACATCAAAGTCTAATCTTCTCACTTTTCTTTTTCTTCTCTCCTCTTGATAGGAGAGGTCAGCACTACTCAAAACATCAGAAGACTTTTTCTTCCTTGTAGATTCTATCATAACAACTTTAGATAAATCAACAGCAGTTACTTTATCTTCAGTGACTGTCATCATATTAGGACACCCACAACTATGAGGGTGGTGGTCACTTTTAATTGTAGTGTTACACTGTTTGCATCTTACGATAATCATGGGTCATGTTTGTAATTCGATATGGGAGATACAAGGATCGAACTTGTGACAATCTCGGTGTAAACGAGGTGCTCTACCGCTGAGCTAATCTCCCGGCTCCCCAGGTAGGATTTGAACCTACGACCAATCGATTAACAGTCGATGGCTCTGCCGCTGAGCTACTGAGGATTACATAGGTTTGATACCTTGTTCTTTACAAAGTTTGAAGTAGAGTTTGTAATACCTCTTCTTCATCTCATCTAAAACTTGATTGTCTTCAGAGAAACCAAGTCTTTTTGTGTGTGAGTAACACCCTTCCAATTCACCAATCAATATTAGAATTTCAATAGGATTCATAGAAGTTATTACTCAAGAGCCCCTGACATGATTTGAACATGCGACCTGAGCTTTACAAAAGCCCTGCTCTACCACTGAGCTACGGGGGCAATAAATTTACTAGTTAGAGTGCATCCAACCAGTTACAAGGTATTTGGTTTCACTTTTGGGTGGGTACCCTCGGTGATAGAATGGCCATGACGCAGGGAAGATAACAATCTTACCCGTCTCAGGTTGTATCTTAGTTCCATCAATGAACTCAGTGTAACCATCATCTTTGATATCGTTTAGATACCAAATATATGTGGCGAATCTACTACCATTCTCGGTAACATATTGACCATATTGATCATCATGATGCCAATCATATCCTGCAGTGGGTAACGTCCTTTGAATTTGATATCCACTATCAACTTGATTATCAAAAACAGGGTAGGATACTTCCTTATAGATATCCATCTCCAGAAAGTTTTTGTTATGTACTGATAGACTATCATAAAAGATTTTATCCTCAGCAGTCCATTCAGGTAGATCAGATATTAGAAGATCTAATGAGTCCTTAATAGTAGGATCTATTCTCATATCTTCCGAAGGACCAACCCACCCCGGAGATGATCTCTCATCTTTATCAAATTTTTTTATCACATGAGAACAGAACTCTGGTGAGAGAGCGTTGTTCTTTATGTATATAAAATCTGACAGTTTAACATTCATGATTAGATGTTTAATTTAGCGATAATTAATCCCTAACAGGCAAGGAGGGACTCGAACCCCCGACCAACGCATTAGAAGTGCGTGGCTCTATCCATCTGAGCTACTTGCCCAAAGTGGTGGTTCCTATCGCCGCCAGTCCTGAACCACCAAGGGGACTGCCGCAGTCAAGAGTTAAACTGATTGAGACCTGTACCAGAGTTCCAACCATTAGGACCCTCTTGGAAGTTCTCTGAACCTCCTTGTGTCTCTTTGACAGATGTCCAATTCTTGGTTGCCAACTCGTACATTTCCTGATGAATGTTCTCAGATTCTTTAGGTTGCACTGGGCTGGTCTCCTCCGCCTTGACCTCATTATTATAGGACTTCTCCTCCTGCCTGTCAAGGGCCTCTTCAGACTTTACAGAGGGTCCAAACCATGGATCGTCTTCCAATACGTCAGGAGCAACCACAGTCTTGTGTACTTTACTAATTGTCTTTTTAATTTTTTCAAGATACGTTTTTATTTTACTCATAACTTTTTAATCATTCATGTACTGTGACTTTTACCATCTTAGCATAGTAATCATGAGCATAAGACTCACGATACCCTTTGATACCCCATCCCAACCAATAGTATGCAGGTGCCATATATTGGTAGATTGACCATCCAGATCCTTCAAACTCAGGAAGAACTTTTTGAAACTGAGGTTCATTGACCATCCAACGAACCTGACAATCCAATTCACTTGGGTTACAACCATACTTAACAGCAAAGTTTCCAAGTCCCCTATAACGACTAATAGAAGTCCATTGGATTAAACCATAACCTCCACTATAACATCGTTCATAAGGAACACGAGCACCTCCTTCACAAATGTTTGAATGGAAGTTAGATTCCGATTTAATATTACCCATGATTGTTGCAAGGGCATTACGATCTGTAATTTTTGTGTAGTCTTGGAGCTTACTCAAGACATATTTTTCGTTAGAATTACAACCAGGACAGTCCCACTTCTCTACCACTTTTGAAATCTTTACAGAATTCTCTTCATTTACACTGACATCAACCTCTTCCTCTAGTGGTGTTGATGCTACACATGCAGTTCCTGCAAACACTGTAGCCATCATTAAAGTTGAAGTAAAAATCTTATTAGTCATGAAATAAAAATTAATCTAAACATTAAAATAATCCTTACGGTAGTACCGGCCGAGGATGTTGGAATTATAGTATAAAGGCGTCTCATCTGTCAAACGCCGAGACAGAACCTCCTTGAGGAACAGTTGACGTGTCTCTTCAAAGTTTACCTTTCCCTTGGTATTATGTAGGGACAAAATCTCACGGGAGAAATTATCCTTACCATACTTGGTCACATCTTCCTTCAGTTCAGGACATGAACCATAGTATTTTTTCCAGTCAGACTCTGACTTTACCTTGCGTTTCTTTCCTGGTGGTTTTCTAAACGACCAAAAGTATTTTCGACCCACGTATTGTCGTTGGTTGATGTTATTGGTAATGAGATAAACAAAACCAAAGTAGTCCCCAACATCATCAGAATTAAAAGCTCGTTCCAGGTAAATCCAAGGATTTTCATAATCAATCATCAAAATATCTAATTATTATCTCAGATATTTATTCCTCATATGCTTCATATCCATTATATTCACCGAACATATATCTGTCAGACTTTGCTGCTTCTCTATATGCTTCCAAAGAAGCATCAGTTAGTGGAGTAAGAGGTTCAATATCCTCCATCTCCCGCCAAAGTTTTTCAAAATCAGATTCTTCATTTTCACCATCAACTAAACCATCTTCCTTTAATTTGTTGTAATTATAACAACCATCAAAAGATAATCTAATTTTAGGTTCAGAGTTTGAATCCAGAGAACGTGTCTTCTTTGACATCTTGTTTGATTCCTCCAACTACGTAACTCTCAACTTCTGTTTCTTGTGGTGCTACCTGGAGCCCTTTAGATGAGATCCAGTGCTGGGTCCATGGGAGTGGATTATTCTTAGCAGCAATGTCATAAACAGGTTTAAGACCAATAGCCTTCATCCTACGATTGGCTACCCACTCAACATACTTTTTAAGAAGTGCATCATTGAGACCAATCATCGATCCATCTTTGAAAAGATAGTCAGCCCATCTCTTCTCTTCATTCACAGCCTTATCAAACATAGCATACAACCACTCTTCCTCTTCCTTCATGATCTGTTTCATTTCAGGATCATCACCATTCTTCCACTTGTTTAGAATGTTTTGTGTGATTGCTAGGTGTTGGTTTTCATCTCTTGCGATGAGGGAAATAATCTTCGCAGAACCCTCCATAAGTTTGAGTTCACCAAATGCAAAACTACAAGCAAAGCTAACATAGAACCTAATACCCTCAAGTATGTTAACGTTAGCGACAGCTCTGAATAGTTTTCTTTTAACATCTTTGATTGCATACTCTCTTGATGGTGAACCTAAGAAATCACTAGACCACATCTCACCAGTACCCCATTCTTGTGCAGCATGAATGAAGTCATCATAGGCTTGAGTTACACTCTTGGCTCTCTCAAGAATTCTTTCGTCAGTAATGATGTGGTCAAAAATATCTGATGGATCAGGGTAGATATTTTTAATGATATATGTGTAGGAACGGCTATGGATCATCTCCATAAATCCCCACACTTCCATACATGCTTCCAGTTCAGGTAAGGAACAGTATGGAATAAACGCCATACCAGGACCACGACCCTGGATAGAGTCAAGCATGATCTGATACTTCAGGTTAGAAGTATAGATATGTTTCTGTTCTGGACGAAGAGTTTGATAGTCTGCTCTATCTTTCTGGAGAGATACTTCTTCTGGTCTCCAGAAATAACCTAATTGTGTCGTTGTCAGTTTCTCAAATACAGGATACTTATATGAGTCGTATCTTTGAACCCCTAGAGGCTTTCCAAAAAACATAGGTTGTTTTTTATTGTCATGGACTTCAGTATTGAATACTGTCATCCCCTTCACTTCATTCATTTTTTTGTCTACAACTGATGAAACTCTAAACTGCACAGGATTCACACTCTCCCTCCTCCACTGATTCTAGTTCGTTCAATAAACTATCAAGTTCGGACTTCTCTTCTACCACTTCATCAGTTTTGATGTCGTAAGTGTTCTGATAATAAGATGTCTTCCATCCATACTTATATGTAGTCAAAAAGTCTTGTGCCATTACGGACACTGGAACTTCATTATTATCATAGTTCTCTGGATTGTAACTCCAGTTACCAGAGATACCCTGGTCGAAGAACTTTTGCATGACAGCGACGACATTAATATACCCACCGTTGCTCTTCATGTCCCAGAGGAGTGTGTAATTGTTTTTAAGTGTTGAATAAGACGGGACAATCTGCTTAAGGGGTCCTTTCTTACTCTTCTTAATGGACAGATAGTCGCGAGGTGGCTCGATTCCATTTGTTGCGTTTGACACAACGGAACTGCTCTCCGATGGCATTTGAGCAGACAATGTTGAGTGCCGTAGTCCGTGATCCAGAATTGACTGTCTAAGACCCTCCCAATCATGTGTAAGCTCCTGTGTAGTAATTT